CGACAGAGATGGCAGAACGTGCAAAGACTGCAAGAACTGGTGCCCGTGGGGAAACTGATTTGCTTATGGCCGATGTTCCAGAAGGTACACAAGTCGGTGTCCGAATTAATCTAAATTCTAAAATTGATGGGATGCCAAAAGGCGTAGACAAATTATTAACACTGCATAAAGGCACCTACAGTGGAAAAGCAATGTCTGATCAACCTTACGTTGTACTGCGAGATGTGAAGTTCAACGTCAGTCAGCCGGGCAGGACGGGAGTTGCCGCAAATATTAAGGGTATTGATACCCCAGAAGCAAAGAATAAATTCCCAATGGCTAGCGTAGACGGTAAGTATGTACCGAACAAAAATCTGCTAGAAGGCAACACGGATGACTTAGTAGAGATTGGTTTTAATCCTGCGGATTATCATTTGTACTACGATCTTAAGACAGGGCAAGCAGTAAAGAGTGCTGAGGAAGCTATGCCTATAGGTGACCGTGTGTACGCACGAAATGTTGAGTATTGGAAAAAATCAGAAGCACCTGAACCAAAGCCTACTCAATCTGGAGTAGATATTCCTTCAAAGATTCGTTACAGAGAAATGAATGTTGGCGGTTTGATGCTAGATGAATATAACAGGGTTGACACATGACTAAAACAGAAGCAGGCGAAAAAATGAAGAAAGAGAACCCTAATAAGGCTCTTCCAGAAGAAGCAGATATCAACAATGATGGTGAATTCCAAGAGTGGGAGAAAGCTCGTCATGCAGCTATTCAAGCAGCCCGAGCATCAGAAAAGGCTGAAATGAACATGGGTGGACTTATGCACGATAGCATGGGAGTTATCGTTGGTATTGAAAAAGAATCTGGTAATGAGATCCCTGCAGGTTCTAAGCCTGAAGAAGTTGCTGATGATATTCCTGCGGTGTTATCTGAAGGCGAATACGTAGTACCGGCGGATGTAGTACGGTGGCATGGTGTTAAAACCTTTGAAAGCCTGCGCTGTGAAGCAAAGATGGGTATGGGTCTAATGGCACAAGACGGACGTATTGCTGAAGTTGACGCAGATACAAAAGAGCCTGAACAAGAAATAGAAGAAAAAGACAAGCCTAAAGTTGAAAAGGCTGAAGTTAAAGTTGTCGAAGCGGCTGAGGGCGTATCTGTCGAGCCATTCTATCAACTAGATTACGTTACAGACCCAATCACTGGTGCCCCTGTAATGGCGTACGTTGATCCTGCAACGGGACAACAAATTAGCCAAGAAGAGTATCGAGAAGAATTAGCATCTCGCTACGATCCAGAACCGTACCTGCAAAGAGAAGGTTTGCTAGAAAAGCCCGAAAAAGACACAGAAGAAGAGCCTAAGAAAGACGAAGAGGCTGACGAAGAGATTACTACGTGCCCTCCTGGTATGTCGTATAACCCCACCACAAAGATGTGTGAGCCTGACGAAGATGGTCAAATGCCTGAATCTGAAAGTCTGTTTGATCAAACTCGTGACATGGCAGAAACACTAGGTGCCACTTACGCAGATGATCCAGAAGCTGCATTAGAGCGAGCTACCAGAGAAAACAAAGCGTTAGGTGTAAAAACCGCAAGTGGAGCAGGAGCTATTTTTGGAGCACCTGCACTTGGCGTTGTTATCAACGAAGCTGTTCGTTATGCCGATGCTGTTGGTGCTCAACGTGCATTGTTAGGCCGAGAGCAGTATCTAGGTGTGAGCGAAAATATCCGTGGCGATCAGATAACTGACGGTACTTTCGAGTATGCCGGTCCACAAACTTATAACTTTACAATGCGGGACGACGGAACAATTGAAGCATCTACTGGCGGTGCCCGTATTTCCGAAATAAGTACAACTGCAGATGGTAGAAATTGGGTTTCTGATTACACCCACGTAGACAAAGATGGTAATGAGATTGATCCTCTTAAGGATTTTGATGCCTTCTTAGAATCCATCGGAGAAGCTGACGAAGACGACGATCCGTATAATCCTTCGGATGTAACTGCCGGACCTAGTACACCCTCTTCCGATAAAGCCACCACGGATGCTCAAAGTGATGCAGCAGCGGGAGCTAATTACGGCTCTGACGAAGAAGACGTAACTTCTGGATATGAAAAATTAGCTAAAGGCGGATACGTCTCTCGTAAAAACACTCCACGAACAGCAATGATTAAGTATTAAAGGATATTAACAATGGCACGTACTGAAGAACAAATGACTGAAGAATTAACTGGCATGGCCGCACCGGCAGAAGGTATGCCAATGGAAGAAGAAGCTCCAGAGATGAAGTATGACATGGAGTCTATGGTAGGTAACTACCTAGATATGGAAGAGTCCGACAGAAAGAAAGTACTTTCGTTAGTCGCTTCACCTGTTACACGTCTTCTGGACACACTATTAGGCGAACCTGTATTAGAACGTTTCTCTATGCAAATTGAAAAAGAAATCCCTGCAGGAGAGCCAATGGCAGAAGGTGAAGCAGAGCCTATGCCAGAAGGTGAAGGAATGATGGCACCGACAACTGAAGAGGAACCTGCCCCTTTAGTATAAGGCAGGACTATATGGGCTACCCATTAGGCCCCCAGAAAAAGGAAACTCACAATGGCAAAGCGTTATTCTCGTAGAGAGGAAGAAGAAGTAGAAGTGGCTGAAGGAGAAGCTACCGAAGAAACCACCAATGTAACACCTGAAGAGGAAGATACCTTTAAGAAACGCTACGGAGATCTTCGTCGTTACATGCAACAGACTGTAGAGTCTAAAGACAAAGAACTGGAACAGTTAAAAGCACAGCTAAGGGATAAGCAAAAAGATGAATTCACTCTTCCAACATCTGAAGACGAAATTGAAGCTTGGGCTACAAAGTATCCAGAAGTTGCTAAGATCGTTGATTCAATCGCTCAAAAACGGGCTAGAGAAGCTTCGCAAGAAGTAGAGCAAAGCATGTCTGACCTTCGTAAGATGAAGAGTCAGTTAGAGCGTGAGAAAGCAGAACATCAATTAAAAACTATGCATCCTGACTTTGACAATATCAGGACAAACAAGAGTTTTCATGAATGGGTGAAAGTCCAACCTACTTACATCCAAGACGCACTTTATAAAAATGAGACAGATGCAATTGCAGCCGCAAGAGCTATTGACCTTTACAAAGCTGATATGGGAATGATTACAGAAAAACGTTCTGACTCTCAGCTTGAAAAGGAAGCGGCTACTGCAGTGGCTAAGTCTTCTAAGAATTCTCCTTCTGCATCACCCAATGCGGAATGGAGTGAAAGCAAAGTTGCTAGTTTGAAGCCTTATGAGTACGAGAAGTACGAAGATAAAATCTTAGAGGCTATGCAAAGTGGTAAGTTTGTTTATGATATGACTGGTGCAGCACGATAAATTTATTGTTTAAGTATTGACAATATCTAAATATTAACTAAACCAGTGATATTATTAGTGATGGCTGCAGCCCCTTATGGACAACCTGTAGCCTTCACATAATAAAGATTACAACCGTGGTTAGAATACCTTGTAAGCGTGGCCTCTGATTGTAATGACTTTGGCCGGTCATGTCAATCCCAGACACCCACAGCAACCAAGCCTCTATAATCGGTCAGACGTAATCTATTTAAAATAGACATTGCCTGACTATGAGGAGAACTTATCATGGCATTTCGTTCAGCTGCAGGATATGGAAACTTACCTAACGGTAATTTCTCACCTGTAATTTATTCCCAGAAGGTACAAAAAGCCTTCCGTAAGTCTTCTATTGTTGAAGACATCACAAACAATGACTACTTCGGTGAAATTGCTAACTTCGGTGATTCTGTAAAGATCATCAAAGAGCCTGAAATCACTGTTAAAGAGTATTCTCGTGGTACTCAAATCACAGCGCAAGATATCGACGACGAAGATTTCACTCTTGTTGTTGACCAAGCGCACTACTTTGCATTCAAGATGGACGACATCGAAGATGCGCATTCGCACGTTAACTTCATGGACATGGCTACTGATCGTGCAGGCTACCGCCTCCGTGACCAGTTTGACCAAGAAGTCCTTGGCTATATCTCAGGCTACAAGCAAGCTTCATTGAATACTAATGCTAGCGCAGTCAACGATCAAGTAGCAGGTTCTGTTGCTGTTGACACTGCAGGTACTGATGAACTGTTGGCTTCTATGAAGCTAGACGCTACTGACTTCTCTTTGGACGACGGTGGTGCGGCAGTAGCAGGTGAAGCGATTCCTCTGAAGCCTCGTCTTCCAGGTGTCACTGCAACTACAGATGACGATATCTCTCCACTCCAATTGATCAATCGTATGGCTCGTCTTTTAGATCAGCAATTCGTTGATACAAATGGCCGTTGGTTGGTTATTGACCCTGTCTTCATGGAGCTTCTCCGTGATGAAGATTCACGTCTGTTCAACTCTGACTTCGGGGAGAACGGTGGACTTCGCAATGGCTTGACTGTTAACAACTTGCACGGTTTCCGTGTCTATGTTTCTAACAACTTGCCAGTAGTTGGTGGCGGAGCGGCTCAGTCTAGCTCTACACTTCAGGCTACAGACTTCGGCGTTGTCGTTGCAGGTCATGATTCAGCAATAGCTTCTGCACAGCAGATTGCTAAGACTGAAACTTACCGTGACCCAGATTCATTCGCAGACATTGTCCGTGGTATGAACCTGTATGGCCGTAAGATCCTTCGTCCAGAAGCTATCACAACTGCACGTTATGTAACAGCAACTGGTGTATAAGGAGATAAACAATGGCTAAATCACAATCCTTGCTTTCACAAGCAGTCATGGTTGAGAAGGAAGTTGAGCTTCCGACTACAACTGGAACAGTCACAGGTCCATCTGTAGGAGCGGGTACTCTCGTTCTTGCGGCAGGTGTTGAGCTAATCGACGCTATGGATTCTGCAGACTATGACGTTACGGTCACTGATGGCACAACTACTTTCATGGCCGCTACTGCGGTAGACAGCGGTTCTGCAGGTGACTTTGCTTTTGGTACTCAAACTCAGGGTATCGTGGCTACAGCAGACACTATCGATGTAACAGGTACAGCGACAGCTTCTCCTGCGGCAACAGTAACGGCTCGTGTATGGGCTATCGTTGTTGACGTAAATGAAGCGACGGCAGGTGCCGATGAAGTTGATCGTGATCAGCTAGCCTAATGAGCTTGGGGGCTTCGGCCCCCTTTCTCTTCTTTTCTTTCATATAGGAATTTAGAAGCATGGCAATTACAACTGCTATCTGCAAATCATTCAAAGAAGAGTTGTTAGGAGGTGTTCACGATCTGGACACTGACACGCTCAAAGTTGCATTGATTAAAGAAACACCAACAGGTACATACGATACCAATACCGCAAATTATACTGATGTTACTGGTAATTCTGATGAAGCAGTCGGAACAGGTTACACAGCAGGTGGACAAGATTTGGACAGTGTTACAATCAGCTTAGATGGCACGACTGCTATTATTGATATTGCTGATGAAACGTTTTCTACCGTAACTGTCTCAGCAGACGGTTGCATTATTTATAACTCT